TGAAAAGAGTGGGATAGTTAGACTTGAAAAACAAATAGCGGCAGAGCAATACGCACTACAAAGAGAAAATTTAGCAGCACGATTAAAACTAATTCAAGCGCAGGGCGGAGACGATGTAGCTACTTTAATAGAAATAGAAAAGAACAAACGAGAGGCGCAGTTAGCCGAAACAAGTTTAAGCGAGCTGGAACGCCAAGCAGTTATAGCAGAGAGCGAAAAGAAGATAGCAGACTTAAAGTTAAAAGGATTAGAGGAAGAAGAACAACAAAGAAAAGAAGCGTTAGAAAATGAGTTAGCAGATTTAGACTATCAGCAGTTTAGAGAGTTAGAACAAGCTAACCTAACGGCTGAAGAAAAGTTAGCGATTGATAGAAAATACCAAAAACAAAAAGCCCAGTTAGAGTTAGAGTCATTAACTAATCAAGCTACTTTAATTAAAGCGCAGTTAGAACAAATAACGGCAGATACTGGGCAGGGATTGATACCGCCATTAACACCCGAAGAAGAAGCACTACTTAAAAAGCAATTAAATGAGATTAACACTCAAATGCTTACAATCGGTCAAACAATTAACGGAATTGATGAGGAAGAAGCAGGACTTAATTTATTAAATGGATTAGGTTTAGATGAAGCAGGTCAAGAAAAATTAAACTTTGCAATAGATACTGTAAAATCATCTATTTCAAGCATAGGTGCATTAATGGCATCTATAACCGAACGGAATAAAAAGGTAATTCAAGAGCAAGTAGAGGCAGGAGTAATAAGCCAAGAACAAGCAGATAAAAAACTTGAGCAAATTGAACGTAAAGCGTTTAAAAGACAAAAAGCTATACAAATATCAACGGCAACGGCAAACGCTGCTCAAGCGGTATTAGCAGCACTTGCACAAACTACTGACCCAACACCTACCCAAACATTAAGAATTGCAAACGCAGCAGCAATAGGTGTACTTGGTGCAGTTCAAGTGGCAACGGTAGCAGCGCAAAAGTTCCAAGATGGTGGACTTATTCAAGGTGCAAGTCATTCACAAGGTGGAGTTCCGTTTAGTGTCGCTGGTCGTGGTGGATTTGAAGCAGAGGGTGGCGAGTATATCGTAAAGAAAAGCACAGTAGATAGCTACGGCGTGGATTTTATGAACGCTTTGAATAATATGCGTATCCCGAAGATGTTTGCTGAGGGCGGATATATAGCACCTACTCCAACGGGAACGATAAGCGACCAAGTAAGCAGAGGAGTAAGCGAGTTAGTTAGTGCAAACGAAAATAGACAAATGCAAGTAATTAACGTAGAGCAAGATTTTACTAAACTACAAACAAAAGTATTAAATGTTGAACAAGCAAGAACATATTAACGAAGCGTTAGGTTTAGCCGATAAGGGGTTATATCACAAAGACAGAATTAAAGAAGTAATAAAGGCAGATTTTTATAATCAAAATACTGGCAGAATTAGCGTTATGGAGTTAAGGAATAAGCTATCTCGAAAGTATGGCGTATCGCTGCAAACTATTTACAACATCACTAATAGATAATTTACAAAAATTATAATTATAACGTAGTAAATTTACGAGATATGAAAGTAACACCCTTTTTAAACATAAAGAAAACCGATAATGTCGCAGATATTGAGATATTTGGCGACATAGGGTATAACGTTTGGGCGGATACATACGAGGAGTATAAAGCCAATACAAGCGAACAGAAAGCAGAGGAGATAAAAGCCTTGCAGAATTTAGGTGTTGATGTAATTAATGTAACTTTAGAGAGTTTAGGCGGAGATGTTAGCCACGCTTTAGCTATTTATTCCCTATTAAGAAATAGCGGTGCAACGATTAACACTTATTATCGTGGTGTAAACGCATCTGCCTCTACTATTATAGGAAGTGCAGCTACAAGCGTAAAGAACATTTATATGGACAATACTGGTTTATTCCTTGTTCATAAGGTTATGAGTTACGTAGAGGGCAACGAGAACGATATGCAGGATATGATTAACGACCTTGAGAAATGGCAGGGTGCGATTAATCAAGTATATTTAAACTTGGGAGTAGAAAAAGAAGTGATTGCCGAGTTAATGGAACGCAATGGTGGACACGGCGAATACCTAAACTTTAAAGAAGCTAAAAAATACGGATTTGTAGGTAAGGAGTGGGAGACTAAAAAAGTAGCTAACTACTCAAGAGATACATTCGTGAACAAAGACTTATTAGTACCTAATTTTATAAATCAAAAAGAAGAAAAAATGGAAGAAACAACACCAGTTGTGACTGAAGAAAAAACTTTGCTTCAAAAGATTTGGAACAAAATCTCTAACGAGACTGAGCCAAGTGTAGAGAACGAAGTGGATAACGAAGTTACACCAGAAGAACAAACGGCTATTGTAGATGAAGTAATGCAGATACTTGAGCCGAGATTAGTAGCTTTAGAAGAAGCTATGGCTGAATTAATGCCTAAAGAAGAAGAAGAGGCAGAAGCAGAAGAGCCAATGGAGGAGGAAGTAGTAGAAGACAAAAAAGAAAACTTGAGCGAGGTTATCAAAAACGAAATCGCTGAGGCTTTCAAGAATTTCGTTGAGCCTACTCCGACAAAATCAAACAAGACTAATTCGGTAAATGAGCCGACTTGGAAACAACATTTAAATAACTTTCAAAATTTCATTAAATAATGGCAACACCAACAATTTCACCAAACACTTATGCTGGTAAGGATTTAGAAGGCATAATAGCGCAGTCGGTACTACGAGGTAGAACGATTGAAAACGGATTGATTTCTGTACACACAGACATCGACTCAAGAGCGGTAGTTAAAACTATGGCTAACACAATTACAGTTCAAGATTCTGTAGCTGCTTTCAATAGCGCAGGGTCTATGACTTTGGGCGAGAAATACCTTGACCCTAAAAAATTTATGGAAGCAGTTGAATTTGATTACCAATCATTAAATGGTACTTGGTATGCAAGTCAGCAGCCAAGAGGTCGTGGTGGCGATTTCGTTCCTCCAGCAACTATCGAAGAAGCTTTGATTGAGCAACAAGCGCTTATCCGTTCAAAGTTCATCGACGCTTCTATTTGGAGAGGTAGTGTTGCTGCTGGTCAATTATCTAAAATCACAGTTTCTGCTTCTTCTAACGTAGTGACTGGTCTTATTCCTTTAATGGAAGCTGGTAGCGATGTAAGCAAATTGGATTCTGATAAAGTTGCGGTAACGGCTTTCACTAAAGCATCTCCAGCAGTTTTAACAGTAGCTTCTACATCTAACTTGCAGACTGGCGATGTAGTTACTTTCTCTTCAATGGTAGGCTCTTCTGGAACTGATTGGAGTGATTTAGATGGTGCTTCTTATGCTATCACAGTATTGAGCGCAACTACTTTCTCTATCGCTTTAGATACAAGCGGATTTACTGGAACTTTCACAAGTGGTAACATCAACTACATCAACGCTTCTAACGCTTTAGCAGTATTAACAAGCGTATACAACGGATTGAGCGAGTCAGTAGAAGATGACCCAGATTTCTATATCTTCGGTAACAAAGGTTTAGGCAAAGCTTATTCTTTGGCTCAAGCAGCAGCAGCAAATGGTGCAGGGTCTTACTACATCGGTGCTAAAGAATTGGATTTCTTGGGTAACAGATTGGCTATTTTGCCTTTCGTATCTGCAAACACAATCGTAGCAGCTAACGTATCTAACCTACACTTTGGAACTGCTTTAGATGCAGAGTGGAATAACGTATCTATCTTACCTCAGTACGAAGTGACTGGAGACAGAACAGTGCGTTACAGATGTGACTATGCTTTTGATGTTAACTACACCAACGGCGAGGACATCGTTTTATTCCGATAGTATTAAATTTATAAAGGGGGTGTTTATTCATCCCCTTTTAACAACAAAAAAAATAATTATAAAATGGCAGCAAATTTAAGTTTAGCAGCAGTAGCAGGGTCAAACTGCCCAAGAACGGCGGGAGTCAAAGAACTCTATACCATTCCAGTTGCAGATATTACAAGCATCACATTAGGAAGTGACCACGACATTACAGACATCGTGTTCGCTTCGGCTGGTGTTGGTTTTGGTAAAATCAATTTCAAGCGTGGAGAATGTGAAGTAACTGAAGCAATGGAAAGAAGTAACCAAGTAGAGGTAAACTTTGCAGTAGCTAACCCAACAAGCACTCAACGTAAAGAATTACAAGCAATTAAAGACTCTTGTGAGCAGTATATGGTAGCACGTTTGTACGATGGCGACAGACTTTTGTTCATTGGTTACGATGAGGAGTTCGCAGATGAGGCATTCGCAGCGTTTATGAGTGCAGAGTCTACAAGTGGTAGAGCAAAAGCAGACGATAACCTATTCTCATTCACTATGATGGCAGAGCAAGGCGAGTTCTTACGAGTATTGAGTGGTATTAGCGGAGCAACTGTTCCAGCTACAACTGTTCCAGCAATCGTAGCAGAATTAGTAGCAGCAACATCTGTATAATATGTGGGTTTTTAAGAAGAAGTATAAAGGGCAAAAAATTGGTGTCAAGGGTTTTGGTATCCTTGACACTAACACCCTTTCAGCGGAGTTAATTTACAAGTATAGCTTATTGCCACAATTTACCAAACTGATAAGATTTATTTT